CTGTTTAGGCCGCAGAAGCAAGGCCTGCGCTGGACGCGAGTTGTGGCGGTGCTCGATGAGCTGGTGCCGATGGTGATTGATGGTTTTGTCCGTCAGGGCCGCCGCCGCAAGCCCACTGCAGTGGTCTGGCAAGAGGCATTAATGGCCGTTGCAAATCGTGATTTAGTTCGGCCGTTAAAAAACCACAACTATCTGATCGAAGTGCTGGCCGGCATCACCGACAAGGCCGAAGGCAAGTGGGAGCAGGATCGTGACCAGGCGCATCGCAGCCAGAAGAAAGCCCCGGCGCGGCCAGTGGCTGATCTGGTGTCGGACTTGACTGTAGAGCTTGATGCCGCCAAATACAGGGCGGAAGTAACTGGGGCGAGCGCTGAGGCGCTTGAGGCTGAACTGAAGCAAATCCGTGAGGCACACCATGAGTGAGTTGGCGCTGCAGCTTGAAAAGATCGGCCTCGACGATATTGATTGTAGCGACTGGCCGCAAAGCCTGACCGATATGGCTGAGGTGATTGATGCCGAGCTCAAACGGCAAGGCCTGGTCTCGGAAGATTCCGATGAATTGCCCTCGCTGTGCATTGCTCTGTCGGTCGTGCAGGTGTATCAAGGGTCAAGCCACTACATGCCGCGCTGCGATAAAGTTGCAATCAGCCTGCGCAATGCGTTAATCTGGCGCGAGTTTAATGGCCGCAACGTGGCCGAGCTGGCGCGTCGAAACGGCTTGACCGACCGGCAGCTATACAGCATCATCGCCGAAGAGCGCGGCCGCCGCGCAACGCCACAGCAGACCTTGTTCGCCCAAGCCTGATTTAACTCGCCTGATTTAACTCAATAGCCCAGCAGCCAACGGCTGGGCAATGAAGGCCTTCATGTTCTAAGTTCCCGGCCAACCGGCCATTCTGTCAGTACATTATTCCGGTACTGACGATGAATTCTAAAAAAATACGCGACGCACTAACGGCGGCTGTTGACAAGCTGCGGGCCTGGCCGATCTTGGCGCTGGCGCTGTTTATGCTGTTCATCGCCGTCACTCAAAGCCAGATCAGTCTGGCCGTCACCCTGTACGGCCTGGGCAAGATTGCTGGCGGTGCTTATTTGGGCTATTGGGTTGATCGCCTGTTGTTTCCCTACGCTCGGCCGCATGAGGTGCCATTGGCTGATCGTGATGCGTCCATGTTCCGGCGCGCCGTGATCGTCGCCGCGTGTATTGTTGCCGCCGCGCTAGTGCCGTAATGAACTCCGTTTTCAACAGGCTGCGTACGTCCATCCGCGCCGCTGCGCTTTTCTCACTCCTAGTCAGCGCAGCGGCTGCGGATGTTTTAGCGCGTGATCCTGTGTTACCTCAAGTTCCGGCTCAGTGGCGAATCTCGCTGCACAACGCTGGCATTCAAACGTGGGGTCTGGATGCACCGACCGCTCGGTTCGCGGCTCAGATTCACGCCGAGAGCAGCTGGCGGCCGACCGCACAATCGCCCTACGCAATGGGCTTAGCTCAGTTCACGCCGAGCACGGCTGAATGGATGGCCGAAATCTATCCGCACCTGCGCCCCGCTGCGCCCTGGGATGCGCGCTGGTCCAAGCGCGCCCTGGTCACGTTCGATAAATGGCTGTACGACCGCGAGCGCGGCTGGCACACCGAGGCCGACCGCTGGGCTGCCACGCTCACCGGTTACGTCGGCGGCTCGGGCTGGGTGCGCCGTGAACGCCGCGCAACAACCGCCGCTGGCGATGACGCAAGCCGCTGGTGGCATGGCGTAGAAGCGCACTGCCTGCGCGGTGCCGTTGCCTGCCGAGAATCCCGACACTACTCGCGCCGCATTTTGTGCGAGCTAGAACCGGCCTACGTTCGAGCTGGCTGGCCTGGGCGATCTTTTGACTGCGGAGCAGCGTATGACTGAGCAAAAAACCAGCCTTACCTTGGCCGATATTGATGCGCTGATTGTGGCTGAGGACTACCACGTCTTCCCAGGCACGACGATCACGGTCTGCTGCCTAACGCTGCAAAACGGCTACACCGTCACTGGTGAGGCCGCCTGCGTTTCGGCTCATATGTTTGATGCTGAGCTTGGCCGCATGCACGCCCGAAATAAAGCCCGTGAAAAGATATGGGAACTCGAAGGCTACCTGCTGCGCGAAATTCTCAGCACCCAGCTGGCCGAAAGCCAGAGCGATCAATGAAATGGCTGGCCAGGCTCATTCCGCTCACGCGCTTGTTTCGCCTGAGCAGCATTCTCAAGGCCGTCGTTCCGCTGGCCATTGCACTTGTGGTCGGGGCTTTCTTTGTGGGTGTGCATTACCAAAGCGGCCAGCAGGCGCGGCGCGATCTGGCCGATATCGAATCAGCAAAAATTCAAACCGATGCGCTCCAAGCGCACCAACACAATGAGGCTACTGGCTATGAGAGACGCCGTACTGAACGCGCTCGCCAAGCGGTCGATAACCAAGGCGCTGTGGATGCGTTTGTGGATGAACGGGTTGATTTGTGGGCTTGTGATATTGGCCCTGACGGGCTGCGCCTCTACGAGTCCTGGAACCCCGCCACCGATAGCGCCGAACTTAACGGAACTGTGCCCTAGCCCGCTGCCAACACCGCGCACAGGGCAAGTTCCACACCTGATCGAAAACGCGAAAGACCGCAGCGAAATGTACTACGACTGCGCCGACCGGCACGCCGCGCTAGTGCGCGCAATCCAACCGCCAGACATTCCGCCCTGGTGGCAATTTTGGAAAATTTGGTGGTAATGATGAGAGCATACAAGGGTTAATCATGGACGGTATCAACTGGACAGCAGCGCGGTTTTTCTTTGATCTGGTGCAGGTTGGGGCCATTTTGGCAATTGGTATTTACAGCTGGTGGAAAGCAAACCATCAGACCAATAGCACCGAGATGAACAAAATCAAAGAGCGCGTCGAACGCAACGATCGCCGGATTGAGCGGGTTGAGCAAGACCTGACCAATCAGCCATCGCACGCCCATGTCTCAAAACTGCGCAACGAAATGTCGCAGCTGGGTAAAGAGATTGCAGAAATGACCGGCACCATGAAAGGCATGAATAGTCAGTTGACTCTAGTAACGCAGCATTTGATGGGGGGTAAAGTCGAGTGAATGATTTTGCAAAACTAATGGCCTCAGCCCGCCGCCTAGCCATACTCAAGCTGCTGGCCTCTTCGGCCGGCTACAGCGCCAACGAATACCTGCTGCACATGGCGCTGCCGGGGCAAGGCCACAACCCCAGCGCGCAAGACGTGCGCGATGATCTTGCCTGGCTGTGGGAGCAAAAGCTGGTGCAAGTGGACGAGACCGGCGAAATGATGATCGCCAAAATCACTCAGCACGGCCTGGATGTGCAAGACGGCCGTGCGTTTGTCGAGGGCGTTAAGCGCCCGGTGCCGAGCTGATGGGCCGTAAGTCAACCGTCAAGCAGCTCGATAAGCGCATTCGTGCCGAGGTTGACTCGGCCATTCGTGAGGGCCGCGCCACGATCGATGATCTGGTGGATCTGATTCAGGCGGCTGGGGCTGATGTTAGCCGCAGCGCGATGGGCCGCTACAAGCATAACGCTGAAAAGCAGATGGAGAAATACCGCCAAGCGCAAGAAGTGGCCAAGGTTTGGATCGGCAAGTTCGAGGACGATCCTGATGGCGACGTTGGCCGCTTGCTGGCTGAAATGCTGCGCACCGTGGCCTTCCAGACGATTGGCGATTTTGATGATAAAGACGGCGGTGCCAGCTCGCAGGAGCTAATGTTCATCGCCAAAGCCATCAAGGAGCTGGCCTCGGCCGACAAGATTAGCGCTGATCGTGCGCTGCTGGTGCGTAAGGAATTTGCAAAAGAAGCCGCTGCCGTGGTCGAGAAAGCCGCCACCAGCTCAGGCATGACGGCCAGCACCGTGGCGCAGATCAAGCGCGAAATTCTAGGCCTGGCATGAGCACCACGGCCGCCACCAGCCTGCCGGACGTCGGCGACCAGGATGTTCTGCTGGCCTATCAGAAGCGCGGGCTGGAAGCGACGGCCGCCAACCCGGTTACCGTGTGGGAGAAATCTCGACGCATTGGTGCCACTTGGGGTATCGGTGCTGATGCGGCCTTGACTGCAGGCGCTGAGAAAAAGGCCGGCGGAATGGACACGCTGTACATCGGCTACAACCTGGACATGGCGCGCGAGTTCATTGACACCTGCGGCATGTGGGCCAAGGCCTTCGGCAAAGCCGCCAGTGCGGTTGAAGAGTTTATTTTCCGTGATAAAACGACCGACGGCGATAGGGATATTCAAGCCTTCCGGATTAACTTCGCCAGCGGCTATGAAATTGTCGCGCTGACCAGCCGGCCGCGCTCACTGCGTGGCCGTCAGGGCTACGTGATTATTGACGAAGCTGCCTTCCATGACGAGCTTGAAGAGCTGCTCAAGGCTGCGCTGGCGCTGCTGATCTGGGGCGGCAAGGTGCTGGTTATCTCAACCCATGACGGCGCTGAAAACCCGTTTAACGAAATGGTGCAGGAGATCCGCGCCGGTAAGCGCAACTATGCGCTGCTGCGCACCACGTTTGACGATGCGCTGGAGCAAGGCCTGTACAAACGCATCTGCCTAGTGCAGGGCAAGCGCTGGACGCACGAAGCCGAGCATGAGTGGCGGCAGGGCATTATTGATTTTTACGGGACCGGAGCCGATGAAGAGCTGTTTTGCATACCCAGCAAGGGCGGCGGCGTTTGGCTCACTCGTGATCTGATTGATTCGCGCATGGTTGAGGCTCCGATCTTCCGCTGGGCACCGCCGACCGATGAATTCGTACACTGGCCAGAGCATCAACGCCGCGCTGAAATGGCCAGCTGGCTGGCTGAACACGTCGGCCCTGAGCTGGAAAAACTGGATCCCGATCTGGTCTCAGGCTTGGGCGAGGATTTTGGCCGCAGCGGCGATCTAACCGTGTTCGCCCCGCACCAGCGCCAGCAAAACTTGAACCTGCATCATCCGTTTATGGTCGAGCTGCGCAACTGCCCGTTTGATCAACAGCGCCAAGCCCTGTTCTTTATCCTGGATCGCCTACCGCGCTTTCGCAAAGCGGCGCTCGATGCACGCGGCAACGGCCAGTGGTTGGCCGAGGTGGCCATGCAGAAGTACGGCAGCCAGCGGATTGAATCGGTGATGCTTAGCGAGGGCTGGTATCGCGACAACACCGCTCAATTCAAGGTGGCGCACGAAGATAAAACCATCAGCTACCCGAAGGATGCCGACGTGCTCGACGATCTGCGTGCACTGCGCATGATTCGCGGCGTGCCGCGCCTGCCGGAAGGCAACACCAGCACCGATAAAAACACCAAGCGCCACGGCGATTCAGCCATTGCCCTGCTGCTGAGCCACTTCGCCAGCCGCCAAGAAGTGGTCGAGATTGATTTTACCGTCGGCCCACGCCGGCATGAAGCGCACGGCCGCAACGCAATGCGCGCACCCACGGACTTGCAAGATGAAATGGATCGTTTGAGCGGAGGCTCTGGAATATGGTAGATATTATCGGCATTGATGGCCAGCCGCTGCGCGTTACCGCGCCGAGCCGCGTGGACCAAACCGCCAAGCTGGGCCAGCTTCACCGTGAAATTGCGGATCACCCGACCAACGGGCTGACGCCGGCCAAGCTGGCCAGCGTATACCGCCGCGCGATGGAAGGCGATCTGGTCTCTCAAGCGCGCCTGGCGATGGATATGGAAGAGAAGGACGCGCATATTTTTGCCGAGGTATCCAAGCGCCGCATTGCCGTGCAATCGGTCAAGTGGCACATTGAGCCGCCCAAGGATGCAACGCCGGCTGAAGAGGAAGGCACCGAAGTGGTGCGCCAGATTGTCGACGAGCTCGATATCGACGACCTGCTACACGGAATGTCAGACGCAGTACTGCATAGCTACAGCTGCTCGGAATATCACTGGCGCATGGTTGATGGCTACAACATTCCGACCCAGCCGGAGCACCGCCCGCCCGACTGGTTTACGACTGATCATCACGGCAATCAACACAACCGCCTGCTGCTGCGCGATAACAGCGGCACAGGGCAGGCGCTACGGCCGCTGAACTGGATCGCCCACATACAACGCTCACGTTCGGCGTATCTGGCCCGTGCGGGCCTGGTGCGCGTGCTCGGCTGGCCTTTCCTAATGCGCGCAATGGCCGCGCGTGACCTGGCTGAATTCTTAGAAATTTACGGCCTGCCGCTGCGCATCGGCACCTACCCGACCGGCGCTAGTGAACAAGAAAAATCGACCCTGCTGCGGGCTGTGGTCGGCATTGGCCACGCCGCCGCCGGCATCATGCCCGAAGGCATGAATATCGAGTTTAAAGATGCGGCTAAGGCTGGGGCCGGCGGCTCGCCGTTCATGGATATGATGAACTGGGCCGAGGCTTCAATCAGCAAGGCCGTACTCGGCGGCACGCTCACCTCCACTGCTGAGGCGACGGGCATGGGCTCGGGCGCATCGGACACACACAATGAAGTCCGGAAAGAAATCAGCACCAGCGATCGACGCCAGCATGGGCAAACGCTAGAGCGCCAGCTATTGCGGCCGATTGCCGCGCTCAACACCGTCATGCGTCGCGCGCCGCGCTGGGTTTGGGATGATGAAGAGCCGGCCGACATGAAGGCGATGTCCGATTCATTGCCTGGCCTGGTTGATGCAGGCTTGCGCATCCCGGCCGCATGGGCGCATGAGCGCCTAAACATTCCGCAGGCCGAGGCCGGTGAGGAGATCCTCACTCGCCAGCCAACGGCAGCGCCTGGGCTGGGCTTAATGAGCCAGCGCACGGTTCGGCTTGGCATTCCTGCAGCCGCCACGCAAACGCCCGGCACGGCCAGTGCAGACGCTGTGCAAGATCAAATCAAGCTCGCTGCAGCGCAGGCCGACCACGTGGTCGAGGGCTGGGCTGAGCAGATTCGGGCAATGGCGAACGAAGCTGAATCGCTGGCCGATCTGAAAGCACGAATAGAAGCGGCATTCCCCGATCTGCAGCCGAACGGCATGGCTGATGCGATGGGCGATGCCCTGGCCGCCGCACACCTGGCCGGCCGCTACGACATTCTTGAGGGCGTCTAATGAGCTCGGCCAGCTTTGGCAGTCTGCCGTTTGCCGAGCAGATTGAGTTTTTCCGCAGCAAGGTCTCGATTCCGACGCTCGCCTGGACGGATATCTATACCTACCAGCACGACTATGCGTTCATGGTTGCCGGTGCTTCAAAATCAGCGCTGCTGAATGATCTGCGCGGTGCCATTGATGGCGCTATTGCCAACGGCACCACGCTGGATCAGTTCCGCAAAGACTTCGACGGCATCGTGGCCAAGAACGGCTGGGCCTACAACGGCGGCCGCAACTGGCGCACCCGCGTAATCTATGAGACCAACCTGCGCACCGCCTACGCCGCCGGCCGCGAAATTCAAATGGCCGACCCGGAGCTGCGCAAGCGCCGCCCGTATGGGCTGTATCGCCACGGCGGTTCTGAAGAACCAAGGCCCGAGCATCTGGCGATGGATGGCGTCACCGTGCCGCTCGATGATCCGTTCTGGGATGAATGGACGCCGCCAGGCGGCTGGGGCTGCAGCTGCAAAAAGTTTATGGTCAGCGATGCCGATGTTGAGCGCCTTGGGCTAACTGTGCAAGATCCCGGCCCGATATCGCCGCGTGAGGAAAAGACCATCGGCATCAACGGCCCAAGCCCGCGCACAGTGTCGGTGCCGGTTGGTATTGATCCGGGCTTTGAATACCGGCCAGGCGC